ATCAGGAACCGATTGTGCTACCTCACAAGATCAATGCATTCTGTGACCTTGATGAACTGATTTTAAAGAACTCTTAAAACTCGAATAAGATGAAAACATTCAGAAAATTTCAGAAGGCATCTGTCGTCGTAGGCATGGTCTACGGGCTTTGGCTAGGTTGTAATGTGGACGCGACGGATAAAGATAGCATCAGCGGGATGGTGATCGTGGCACTGTCGGTGATTGTAGCATTATCACTGTTGATCCCGGATGCGAAGCAGGAAGAGAGTCTGTAGTAAGGTGGTTTCCGCTCCGGTTCGATGCCGGGGCCTGCACAAGTTGAATAAGTAAAGTTTCTGATTATGGAAATGTTTGGAAAGACACTGTGTGTGACACGTAATGAGTTGGTTCTTGGCGGAATTGTCAGTCCGGCTACTTATGACAAATATGTCAACAATGGGAAATTTATTGTTGCAAGACGTGGATGTAGAAGCCGGGAAGCATTGATTATTTATGAGAAATTACCGGAACCGATTCGCAATAACTATGATACCAAGAATCCCAAAGCTAAAGAACAAATCAAAAAACATCAAGTAATGCCCATGGACAGTCGATTAAAAAGCGACAGCAAAGCTGTTGATTTCTATAAGAGATATACTCCGAAGATTTCTTTGGACCGCCAGGCGGAATATACCTTGAATGCCAAGGTTCTGAACGCTATGATGTCACTTGAGGTGAGCATGCGCGATTCGCAAGGTAAGTGCGGTTTTCAGGACAATAAGATGATACGTGAACAGGTTGTTGCCCTGTGCGAAAGCCTGCGTGAACGTTATCAACACACGCTTCCGAAGGCTCGCTTGATGGAAAAGTATGCCGCTTATAAGAAGTATGGTTACGCGGCGCTTGTCAATGGCAATGCCGGTAACCAGTCCGCCCGCAAAGTTGGCCCGAAGGAAGGCCGACTATTGCTGAAGTTGAAGCGAAGCAAATTCCCAGTATATACCGACCAGCAGATATTCGAAGAGTTCAACCGTATTGTAGAAGAGCGGAACGCACGTGCCATCCGTGAAGAAGATAAGTTGAAGCTGATTGCATCGCCCCAAACGGTTATCAATTACCTGTACAAGACCAGTATCAAATTGTGGTGGTATGGCGTCGTTTATGGTGAGATTGCCTTCAAGAATGAATTTATACCCCAGTTCGATACCAAGCTTCCGGATATGCCGAATACATTGTGGTATGGTGACGGTACGAAACTCAATCTCTATTACAAGGATTACGATAAGAAACAGAAACGCATGGTGGCGCGTACCATTGACGTGTACGAGGTGATGGACGCCTGTACGGAAGTCTTCCTGGGATATTCTTTTGGTGTTGAAAACTTCCTCACCCAGTATGATGCCTACCGCATGGCACTGGAAACATGGAAGGTGAAACCTTATGAGATTGTGACCGATAACCAGGGCGGACATAAGAAACCGGAAGCACAAGCTTTTTTCAAGAAGATTTGCCACTTGCATAAAACCACCATGCCCCACAATGGCCAGTCAAAAACAATTGAGAGTGCCTTCGGGCGTTTCCAGATGCAGGTTATGCACAAGCTTTATAACTATACCGGGCAGAATATCACTGCAACAAAAGAGAACAGCCACGTCAACGTGGACCTGATCATGAAGAACATCGCCCAGCTTCCCACTTTGGAAGAGATGAAAGAACAATACCTGCAATGCCGCAAGGAATGGAATGAAATGCTGCATCCAGCTTCTGAAACAGGTATGACCCGTATGGAGATGTACACCACGCTCAGTAGTCCGAATGCCGAGCCGTTGGATGACTTCGGGATACAGGAACTTTTCATGCTGCTGAGCAAAGACAGCGTGAAGTATAACAAACACGGTTTCATATTTGAACGCAACAAGCAGGAATACCGCTACATGGTATACGGCGAAGATGGTCTGGTAGATATGAACTTCCACATGCAGAATATTGGCAACAGTTTCCGTTACCGCTATGATCCCAAAGATATGACTGCTGTGGAACTGTGGGAAGTGGGTGCTAAAGGTGCGTTGAAATATGCAGCCACAGCCACGCCGAAGGTTGTCATTCATCGTGCCACGGCAGATCGAACGGAAGAAGAAAGCACCCGGCTATTCGCCCAGATACACGCCAACAAACGCGCCCTTGTGGGACATTATATTGCCTGTGAAGAACTTTTACTCGAAGAGTGCATGAGCGAAGCCTATACGAAACTCGTGATGCCTATTCCGGTAGGTGAATCCCAAAAGAGCATGGAACGTCAGCGTGAAGAATATGCCAATGAGGAATTGACCGCCCCGGTACAGTATCCCGAAGGTGTGGGGCCGGGAACCTACAGGGATGAACCTGAAGAAGAACCTGCCGGACTTGCTTCTGTGGGCGAATATACCAAACAGACTTCCGGCATGACCGATGTGGAGATGTACCAATCCTTCTTCGGTACTAATTAACCAGTATTCAATAATCAATTAAATACCCTTCAAGTAATGAAAGAACTAAGTAAACAAGACAAGGACGCCATTCGGGACGCCTTGATGGAATATTGCAGTAACTACCCCAGCCAGAACCGTGCCAGCGAAAGCCTGAACGGGGTCAGCGCCGCTACGGTATCGCAAATTTGCAATTCTAAATACACCAGCATCAGCGACGATATGTTCAGTCGTATAGCCGCACAGATAGGCTACAGCCTTGAACGCTGGACGCTGACCAAAAGTGATGCTTTTAACCGTATCACCTTTGCCATGACGGATGCACAGGCTTACAAAAACACCACTTGGGTGGTGGGCGATGCAGGTTGCGGCAAGACTACCGCAGCCATTGAATATCGTCGTACTCATCGCAACGTGTACTATATCCTTTGCAGTGAAGACATGAAGAAGAGCGACTTCGTGCGTGAGATCGCCAAGCAGGTGGGCGCTCCGGTAGACGGTACGAATCTGCGGGATATACTGGAATACGCCATCTCCATGATTGCCTTCCTTCAGAACCCGCTCATTATCTTCGATGAAGGCGACAAGCTGACTGATTCCGTTTTCAGCTACTTCATCAGCATTTACAACCGTCTGGAGAATAAAGCGGGTATCATTTTCCTTTCTACTGATTATATCAAGCGTCGTGTAGAGAACGGCCTTCGCTATAACAAGAAGGGCTATAAGGAAATTAACAGCCGTATCGGCCGTAAGTTTTTCGATGTGAATGTAGCTACCGAACAGGATGTATATGCCATCTGCCAAGCTAATGGCCTGACTGATCCGGCTGAAATAAAGCGTGTGCAACGTGAAGCCGCCCAAGGCGAGTATGACCTTCGCCGTGTGAAACGTGTGGTACATGCCTGCAAGCGTATCCAAGAAGCTCAACGTATGAAAGGAGAACAGGCATGAGTGAGGTAACGAATGATGTAAAGACTTTCCAACGTAATGCCAAAGGGGTGCGGGAACTGCTGAGCATGAAGTTCGAGACGCTGGCTTTTGAAGGTACTTGGTATGACGCTTTCGGCACTCCGGAGCGTAGAGGTGTGTGGATGGTATGGGGCAATACGGGCAACGGAAAGACATCCTTTGTGATGCAACTCTGCAAGGAGTTGTGCCGTTTCGGACGCGTAGCTTACGATAGTCTGGAAGAAGGCGCCTGCCTGACGATGCAGAATACGCTGAAACGCTTCAACATGCAAGAGGTTAACCGCCGTTTCCTGCTGCTGGACGCTGAACCACTGGATCAATTGAGTCTTCGCCTGAAACGTCAGAAAGCTCCCGACTTTGTGGTTATCGACAGTTTTCAGTATACACAGATGACTTATGCCCAATATATCAGGTTCAAAGAACAGCATCGTAATAAATTGCTTATTTTCATTAGCCATGCCAGTGGCAAGAATCCGGACGGACGTAGTGCGAAGAAAGTGGCGTTCGATGCTTCATTGAAGATATATGTCGAGGGATATCGGGCTTTTTCCAAAGGGCGGTTTATCGGTCCTGTCGGGCATTATGATGTATGGCCGGAAGAAGCTGCCAGATATCGTGGGGAAAATATTGCAATTAGTGATTAATAGTTAGTGATTAGCGATGAAGATAATCAAGGATAAACTTATTACCCCCGGGCAAATGAAGGCTCTGCACGCCACCTTCCGCCGCATCGGTATGGACGACGAAGCCCGCCACGGCTGCATCCATGAGTTTACTTCCGGACGGACACATAGCAGTAAGGAACTTACGATGCGCGAAGCTCAGCAACTGCTTGATAGACTGAACCCGATGGATGACAAAGCCAGGGCGTTGCAACGGAAGGAAGCACAGTTCGTATTCCGCGATATATACCGGTTGTCCTTCCTAATCCCGCAGTTGAACCAAGGGTTCACCAGCGACAGTGAAGAAGAATATCAGATGAATGTGGCGAAACTGAACGTCTGGGGGCGGAAATATACGAAGGCCCGCAAGGATGTGACAAGGATGGCCCTCTGGGAACTACAGGAGACGAAGAAGCAACTGGAGGCATTTATGAGACGCGAAGAAAGAAAAACGAAAAAATAATTAGATTATGAGAAAGCAACAAGAGATCAATCGTGCAGTAGCTATTCTCTGCAAGAAGGGCGACCGGATCAGCGTGGCTCAAGCGGAAGTGTTGAGAGAAAAACGTTCTGAAAAACAAGTGTTTCAGGAATATGTATTATCAGTTGGAGAGGAAAAAAAGGATGATACGTTCTTCTTTGCTTTACGAGATGCTGCGCGTTATGTCGCGGGTGGACTGGAATTGGGGGAATTGATACCGGATGCCGATGAATATAAGATTTCAAATGATGAGTTCTATCAAGAGGCAAAAGCTGTAAGTGAACGGGAATTCAGGGCTATGGAACGTAAAGTCAATCTTCTGGAAAAACTAGTAAATGAATTACTTCAGGCAAGTCGTATTCGTGTTGAAAATAAGCAGGTACCCGAAGTAAATAAAGCGGATTTTCTGAACCAAAGCGAAGCGGCAAGATATGTGGGTTGCCGGAAAGAAACACTCCGTGGATGGTCTATGCGTGGTTTTATAACGGCTTATAGTATGGAAGGTGTAGTGCATTATAGTAAAAGTGAATTGGATGCCAGCCCTGCAGTACGTCATTATTGCACCGTTAGGCAATGCAGAAAGGAGGCAGAACAATGAGAGACTATATTCGCACTATTACAGAGTTTCCTAACCGCCGTCAGGAACTTGCCAACCAACTGGAAGCCAGTGCCGACCGTATCTGTGACCTTCAGGAGTACCTGATGGATGGTACCGACAAGCTGAAACCTGCCGAATATGACCGTCTGCTGGATGCCTACCGTGCCGAAGTGGTGCGTTACGACCGTCTTGACCGGGAACTGGCTGTGCTGGAGTCACCGAAAAGGTACGTGAATAAGGACTTGCAGCGCAAGAGGAATGAGGAAAGAAGAGCGAAGATTAATTATTAACCAATAAATAGAAAGAATTATGGATTTATCAACATTATCAGTAGAAGAACGTGCCGCCTTAAAGGCACAGCTGGATGCCGAGGAAAAGGCAGAGCGTAACCGTATCGAGCGGGAACGTGAAACGTACAAACAATTGGTGGACGCCACCGTCAAGGCCAGCGTAACGAAGTTGCAAAGCCTCTCATCCGAGATGATGCGCATCAAGCAGGAAGTGTTTAATGAGTTCGGTACGGTCATCAAGTTGAAGAACGAGCTTTTCAAGGTGAAGAGCGGACGTCAGACTGACACTTTTACCACCAGCGACAGCCGCATGAGCTTGACACTCGGCAACCGCGTGAATGAGGGCTGGGATGATACTGTGGAAGCGGGCATCGACATGGTGAAAGAATATATCAAGACTATGGCTAAAGATGAGAACTCTGCCAACCTGGTGGACACTGTAATGAGCCTGCTTGCCAAAGATCGTAAAGGTGCGCTGAAGGCCAACAAGGTATTGGAACTGGAAAAACTCGCTATCAAATCGAAGGATGAACGTTTTTTGGAAGGTATCAATATCATTAAGGCGGCTTACCGTCCGGTGCCGACGTGTCAGTTCATTCAGGTGGAGATGAAGAATGAACAGGGTAATACGGTGAATCTGCCGTTGTCACTTTCAGCGATGTAGGGTCATGGCAAAGGTAAAGTATACTTCGATTATTCCGAATGATAAGCCACAGTGGTTGCTGAATGTACAAGCGGTAGTGTCTGACGTGCTGGATGATGTTGAATTGAAAGGCAGTGAGCGGGACTTCAGAAACTTGAAGTCTTTCATTGACGCGAAGATACAGGCGGAACGGGAGCGTGGCACTCTCTTTCGTAGTGCGGTTACCACTGAAATCCGTACGGATGAGGAAAAGACAGTGGTTCATATTTACCGAAATCATAGTTTAGTACAAACCTATTATATTGAATAGTATGAGCGAGAAACAGAACGGGGTGCTGATCACAGCACCCCTCTTTGGAGTCGGACGGGAGACGATAGGCGAATTCAACGGATACACCTGTGGGCACTGCCAAGGAAATGGCTATTATCTTGATCCGGACATTATCACTGAACGCGTAAAAAGAACATGCCCTTCGTGCGGTGGCACAGGGAAAGTGAAAGCAGTCGTTACAATTGACCGGATACCTGATGGAGAATTGAAACCTTACTTTAAAAATGAATAGCCAAAATCAAGTAATGAATATAGTGAGAAGTGAACGTGAAATATGGGATTTGCTCAGCCAATGTGCGGAGGTAGAAGAAACAGGTGCTTCCAATTATCCCGGCATGAGCTACGAACAAGGAATTAAAGCGGCGATTGAATGGATTATTGGAGATGTTAAAGACCATCCCATAAATGATTAATAACTAAATAGATATGAACAGAATAC